TTTGCTGTATCCAAATTTGCGAAAGACTCTTCAATATGTTCGCAAATCTGGATACAGTAAAAAATAGAAATCCATAAATCCTGATAAAAAAGTTAGATTCTAGGATTGCTCAGGTTGGACCGCCTAACCCTCATAACTCATATTTTTTCTTATAAAAAGCATTATATGAATAATCATAACAACTCTTTGCTAATTCAATAATCATTAATTCACTTACCTTTCTTTTTGCCAGATACAAAAAACTTTTTAGTATTAAATGTTTTCTTTTTTTTAGGGTCTCCATTACTTTCTCCATCTGTTCGTTCATATAAATTATAACTAGTTTTTTTATTTTGAGAACATTTGCAAGTCATTTTTTGCAATCCAGTTTTAGAAGCACTACAGGTCATTATATATAATTACATCATTTTTTTTTATTCTCAGAGATAATTTGTTGTGCTAATTGTGCTTGAACATACGGACCACTTTTAGTATGCAACATAATAATAGAGTTATCATCATTAAGAGCAACAATATTTCCATTACTATCTCTTAATTCTATTTGAATTTCAGTTATTTTTCCAGTAAAATTAATAGTTACAGGAGGAGTTGCAAAAGAATAAATATAATCCCCTGCTTGATAATTTTTAAAAATACACCCGACAATATTATAAGTATTTTCATTCTGTATAAAATTACTTCCACACAAATTGGTGTAAATCAAATAAAATCCTTCGTTATTTTTAACAGGTAAATTTGAAGCAAATATAATTTCAGAGTTTGTAGCATCCAAATTAACATCTTGTAAACTTCCAATACTTCTTGAAAAAGTAGGTTCTCCAACTCCTGCACTATCAGTATTCGTATAATCCTGAACTGCAAGACCAGTTGCCATTGAAATATCAATTCTAGGATTAGTTGTATTAGGTTTTAAATTAGAATATCTATTAGCAGAATTAAAATAAGTCAACCTGCTACTATCATATAAAACAGAAGAATTACCATAAGAAGGTATGAGGTCAAAATATTCAAATCCTAATTTCCAAAATAGAGAACCAGTCCAATTACTAGAATTATAAAGTGTCATATCAGCAACTAAATTATCATTCTGTATAGATTCTCCATATAAACTATCAATATATATTCCTCCATCAGAATATGCTAAACCACTATTTGTATTAAGATAACCCCAAGATGAAAACCCACCATTAGGATTTTCTTCATCAGGAAATATCCAAGAATCTAAAACAGAAAATAGCCAAGCCCTCTGTGTTTTATCATCATTAACCTTAACAACAATCTTTCCTAAATTTGCTAAATCATAAGTATTAGTTTCTGCAATATATGGCATATCATTTAATCCCAAAGTCAAAGGATTATGTAAATATGAAAATCCAAATTTAGAAATACTGTTTTCAAAACTGAAAGTGGGATTATTACAACCAACAGATATGAAATTAATAGTATTAGTAGGTGAAACTTTATCTAATTCTGTTGCGCTATCATACAACTGGTCATTAATTAACCAAACCGCGGGATGGTCAAGGAATGACCCAGAAAGGCAAAATTGAGTTTGATGTAAAGCAGGCAAGGCGAAATCAGGAGAAATAGTCCATGTTCCATCAAAATTTTGAGTTGCAGAATCTCTATAAAGTAAAAAAGCACATACAATTTCAGGCGGATTTTCATCTTTATGAACAATGGAAGGTCTTAGTTCATTAATTCCAGTAGGCATTTTAATAAAACTCCCAGAATGAACATTAAGCCAACAAAACTTACTATTAATATTAATAGTCATAATTCCTAAAATAGAAGCCCTCAATTCATATAAAATACTTCCTTTTTCAAGCGGGGTTGCTCCTAATGGGTAAGCCTCAATAGCAGTTTGTCCTAAAAATTCTTCAGTTAAAAATCCAGGCTCAGCATAAGTCATAGAAATTGAAATGGCTTCTGTCTTATCATCAGTCAAATTTAAAACTCCAATAAATCTCTGATTATCAGAATAGTCAAAAACAATCCAAGTTGAATTTTCATCTAAATCAGCCAATGATAATTCGGGATAATCTTTAAAATGAAGGTCATTAATAGCAGGTCTTCCAGTAAAAACATTAGTATTATTAGGAGTATAAATATACATTTCATCAATTGTAATCCAATTTTGCCCATCCCATTTTTGGAAAGAATACCCGCCATGTGTTATATGATTTTCATCAAGAGGAGCAATAATGCGATAAAGTAAAGAATACTTAGTGTCTGCAATATCGGGACTTATATCCTCCATTAATCCTGTCCAATAAGTATTTGTTAAATTATAATAAGCCTCAGGACTCCTATTACTTCTAATAGAAACAGGATAACAACCTAAATCATATTGTTTACTCAAAGAATCATCTAATTCCAATTCATTAAAAAAATCTAAATTATATTTACCATTCCCTTCATATAAATTATTCAAATCGGTATTAACATTTTTAAAATTATCAGTTCTCATAATACTTTTCCATTCAGGATAATATTTTGATTTTACAGCCAAAGATGCATCACCATTTTTATTATTTTCAAATCTATGTGAAACATCCTGAGTAATAGTTTTTATAGAAGCCCTGAAAGGTTTTGGTAAATCAGGAAGCCAAGGTAAGGCACTATCTAAATTTTGAACATATCCAATATTAGGTATAGTGCTTCTATTAGTCGAAAATGCATTATCAAACTCAGAAGTCATTTTATCTGAAAAAGGTTCAAAAGGTAAACTATAAGCATACATAGTAGGAGCCCTGAAAGTTGGTGAATCTGTATTTAATTGAACAATATTACAGTTTCCTTGGGACATATGATAAAGCGAGCGTGTGCCACAATAAATAGGTTCAAACCCAAAAGGTAATTCATAACCCTGTTGACTTTCCCCAATATCTAAATGAAACCTAAAATTATTTTTATCTCCTGCTTGGTTAACATCCCCATCCGCATACTTACCATCATAAATTTCTTTTTTTTGCTGATATTTTTTAAGAAGTTTAATATTATATTCATTGTAAGTCATATTTGTAATAATCAAAAAGTTTTCAGGTAAAGTTGAGTAAAAAAAATCTAGACTTTTTGCAACTGGTGTTAAATCCGAACCATCTCTTTTAACATATTCATAATTCATAGTTTGCTTAACTCTTGGAAAATAAGGCCTCTCAACATTTTTATAATTTTTATCATTCAAATACATATACCCATGTGGCATTAAATAAACAGGACGATTCAAAGTCAAAAAATTAGAATCAGAATTAATACTAACTTTACCTTCAAAAGATAATTGGGTTCGAAACATATAATGTAATCCCTGCCATTCTCCAATATTAGCAACTGCCATATTTCCATATAACCCTTGACGCCCTGCAGACCCTCCAATATATTGACCATTAACCATTTTATTTTTCAAAAGAGTTCCGGTAAAAGAAGGTAATAAAACATTATCTTGATAATCTCCTTGAACAAACGGTTGTGTTTCATTATCAGAATAATTATTAGTAGAATGTAAAATATCATCAATAATATTTGCAATGGTAGAAGGCGCAGAATATGAAGTTCCTAAATCAATTTTAATATCAAGGTTTTGTGGTATACAATCATCTTCACCAGAAAAGAAATTACCTTGATTATCACTCCTATAAGGTCCTCTATATCCACCATCCAAAATAACATACTTATGACCATATGTTGAATTTTTAGTTCCAGATTTCGTATACAAAGTTTTAATATTATTATTTTTAGGACTACAAATACTTTGCCCTTCATCTCCAAAATGTCCACTAAAATGGAAAAGGTCAGTTGCAATCATTTCTCCAGAATTAAAAATTAATTCATTATCAGTAACAGTTTTATAAATTTGGGGATAAATAACCGAATTATTATCTAACTCATTTAAATTAGGATAACAAACGGTATTACCATCATAAATCAAGGGAGTATCTTTGCTAACAACTACATTATTAGTAAATCCAGAAAAAGGGAGAGCAACCGTATTTGCTCTGGCATTATCATTAACATAAGGTGCAAATCTAATTCCAACTTTAGAATCAGCCAAATAAGAATTAGGGTCATTTTCTCCTAAAATTTCAATCGTCGAATCAGAAGAAGAACCCCTAAGATTAATAACTGCATTTTGTAAAGTCAAAGTATCACCCGAGACAAAATCAATATTTACATTATTAGTCCATTTTGCATTATCCTTACTTCGACTATTCAAAGCCTGATAATTTAAAGATTTTTTATTTGAACATACCACCATTTGTGAATTCATATTAGACTATATAAATAGATTAATAAGAAAAATAAGTGATTAAAAACCATCCAAGGCTTTTGCATTCTGGACAGTTCCAGGTTGTCCATTCGAAGACATCTTACTAATTATACTACTAATAAACTGTTCTTGTGCGCGTTCTTTTCGTAAAGTTGGATTTTCTCTGATTTCAAGAGTTATGATTGTATCTGGTTGAAGTGGAAAAATTTTACCTGTAATATCACATATTCTAACCCTAAAAGAAGATAAAACCATTTTACTACTATTTGACATAGTTAAAAATTGTTCAGTATTTGGATTTGAAGTATACAAAGCATTTGATTGGTCGGTTTGTGAATCAAAATTAAAATTAATAGGTGATATAAATTTTTGTGCAGAACCTTGGAGATAATTTGCCGTAAAATTATTAAGCGGTAATTCTGGAATTTCTAAATAAGCCTGTGGTAAAGATGAAAAATTTAATTCACTCCAACTTAATGCGGGTGTTTCATCCACAAAAACCCAAGAAGAATCTTTTTCGTTGTCTGATTCATAAAAAATCCCAGAATTCGCAGGAGTAGGCAGAGTTAAATTCCAATTATACAGAGCGTCTGAATCATACGAAGAATTATCGATGACATCTGATATAAACGGTTTAAATTCTTCATCGCTATTGAGAAAAAAAGAAATTGGCCTATCTTGAAATATTCCATCTTTCTCAAAAAAATTCTCAAATGTTTTATATCTATCATAATCGAAAAACTCATTTCTTTCGGAATTAAAATAATTTAACTCATCCCTCCCAAAATATGCGCATGAAAATGAAATAAGACTTTCTACACATCCTTTTTTTATAAATGACACATTATTATTTATGTTCCTTTCTGCAAACCTAGAAGTTGTTTTTTCGATTAAATTTTGTCTAACTTCTATGTTTACAACCGTAACATTATCTTTGAGAATATTCAAATGCCAATAAGACGACACATCATCATAAGAATCATAGCATTTTAAAAAATATAAGCCATCGTTATCATATCCATCTTCTTCCAAAACTTCAACAATATTAACATTTGGCAAACCTTCTAAAATATCAGTATAAACTATTCTGAGGCGGTCGCTCATAAATTGAGCACAAAAACGATGAACTGTTTTGAATGGGACCGTTTCCAAATCATCATTCAAAAAATCTCCCCATCCTAAATTTTCATCTTGCAACGCAGGAGCATTGCAGTTTCCGCACCATACTTGTAGATAATCTTCATTTTCAATAATACCAGAACCTGATAAATCAATACGATTAATAGAAATTGGAAAATCAAGGTCATTACCAAGTAAACCACTAGAAATTGTAGGTCCAATAAAAAAAGAATTCCCATCTGTTGGATTTTCAACATTTAGTCCATAATATATTTCATCTCCTTCTTCATAAATTAATTCACTAGTATTTTCCAAATTTATTTTATCAAAAATATTACCATCTTTTACAAAAAAAGGAGTTATATTTTGTTCTTGCCATGATTCATAAACAAAATTTCCGTCATCATATAAAATGACCTCAGGAATAGGAATTTTAGGACACCCTGGTAAATCCATTTTATATAATTCTATTTCAAATTCATCATCAGGATTGACGGAAACAACGCAACCTCTGAAAAGTAAAGCGTTTAATTCACACAATTTGCCATTAATTGTGGACTCAAGTTCTTCTGCGAATTTTTCTAAGGTGTAAATACCATTATCAACCTTTATTTTTTGTAAAGGAATACTACCAGTTGTTTTATTCCAAAAATCAACACCCATATAAAAAGTGTTGTTATCATCTGTAATTTGAATATTATTATTTTCTGCTTTAATATGCGCACTTATTAACCTAACTTGAGAATAAGGACTAATATTAATAGTATTTGGAAATTGAACCATAAAATCAGAGGCATTATCAGAACCTATACTAGAAAGGTAAACATATTTATTGTCCATTGTATAATATACCACTAAAAATTTATTAATCTTCAGAGAGGCGCATTAAAATATTATCATTTTTTCTTATTTCTAAAGTTTCTCCATCTGTTGATAATTTAACTTCAAACTTTCCCAAAGAAAAAGATTGAAAAACAGCATTATATTTAAATTTGACTTCTGAGCCAAAAACTAAATCAAAACCTGTTAAACTATGTTTCAGAATAATATCTTTTGCTACGTATCTATTTTTAAAATCTACTTGGTCGGCCTGAATTACATATTGACTCATATTTATATATTATTAAAATTGAAAATATAAATGTAAAAAAAAATTATAAACTTTAAGAACTGAAAGAACCTTTCTGAACATAAGTGCCAGTCTCGCGACGTTCGAAAACAAGGTTTCCGCCACTAACCCTAAAACGCCAAGTTCCATCTTGTGCTTTGCCTCCAAGGTAATAAGCCTCAGACCCCGCCAAATCAACGGAACCTTCAAGCGACATATGACGACCGCCTGTAGCATCTTTGTTAGAATCAACGGAGCAAATTTGAGAGGGCGCCCAAGTGCCTGCAGTATTAAAACCTGCGGCAAGTTTAGAGGTTGCAATTTGAGCGTTCGAGGCAATATCAGCATTTACAACGGATGTTGCAAGATTCAATTTCGAGTATGCGATTGCGGCGCTTCCTGAAACATCATTATTTACAAGACTGTTCGAAAGTTGGAGTTTGCTATATTCAATACTTCCTGCCAACATTGCATTGGTGACTTTCGCATTTCCAATGGCAGTAACACCAGAAGCATTAACGGTTAGGTCGCCAGAAAGCGTGGTGGCCGTTCCTTCAGAGGCTCCATTATAAACAATGGTTTGTCCTGGAGTTCCATCAGGCAATCCACCACCACCACAGAAAGTGGCAAGGTCTTGGGCAGTAATACCTTTAGGATTATGAGAATCCGAGTTATCACAAAAAAGGAAAACGTCAGCATTGTGCAGGGCGGGTTGTCCAAGATTCTGAATGCCTACAACCTGTGCGGCGTCAAGGTCAGAATCTGTGGTGAGAAGGTCTCCCGCCACCGGTAGGGCAATATCTACATTTCCGTTTCCCATAGTTCCAGAAACTTTAAGAGTAATACTTTTAGAAGCATCAGTTGAGGATACGAATTTGACACCTGAAGCGGCGCTCATGTTAACCTGTTTGACATCTAGAACACCATAATTAGGGTATTGACTTGACATTTATATTATACAAAAATAAAATAAAATAAATTTATATTATTCTAATAATATTATTCATAATATTGTTCTATAACTCCTGATTTATTAACCCTGGTTTTTGGTTTTACTGGAAGACCAGTTAAAATATTTATTTCATTTTGTTTATATTTTTTCTTTTTTTTACTTTTAAAAAGTCGGTCATCTAAATTTTCAACTTCTTTTGCCTCATCATTTTCATCTTTTACTGTAATATATGTTGTTCCATTTTCTTTTTTCAAAGAAGGTTGGGGTTTAGTTAAAACTTTTTTATCAGGAGGTGCTAATATTACTTTTTCTTGTTGTGTAGAATTTACTTGAGGTTTAGCAACTTGGGGTTTAGCAACTTGGGGTATACTTTCCTTAGATTGTCCAGAATTTCTGGCAACCTGAGGAATACTTTCCTTAGATTGTCCAGAATTTCTGGCAACCTGAGGAATACTTTCCTTAGGTATATTATTTATTCCTTTTAGAAGTGCTTTTACTTTATCATTCTGCAATAAGTTTTTATATTCTGCATATGCTTCCATTTTTAATTTTCTTTTAGCCTCCTTTTCTTTTTCTAATTCTGCTTTTTTTATAGCCTTCTCTGCTTTTAACTTTTCCTTTTCAATTTTCTTTTTATCCTTTTCACTTTGTTTTTCATTATACAACTCATTAAAAAGTTTTATAACATCTGCAGAAGATAAATGACTTATTTGTTCAATGAGTTCATTTGCTTCTTTATTTTCCAAACCTCCTTTAATAGGTTCCTCTTTAACTTTTTCGCCTTGAGGAACTTGTTTATGTGCAATATCCACTTTATCAATCTTTTTTGAATATTGATGGACCTTAGATAATCTCAAATGTGATTTATATGAATTTTGAGTTTTAAAAGATTTTTTGCATGGTTCACATATAAACTCCTTTGTAGCAGGTTTAACAAAATGTTCAACTTTTTTAATAGCCTGAGGATTTCCCAACATTTATATATTACTATTGTAATTAAAAAACAGTTCTCCTGACCCGCGGTTTAACTGGGGGTGTAGATTTTTTTGTTGGGATAGTTTTTGGTTTAACAACTGGTTTTTTTACGGGCTTTGCAACAAGTTTTATAACAGGTTTTACGACAGGTCTTGCGACAGGCTTTACAACCGGTTTTTCTTCTTTATCCAAATTATCTTTTTCATCACATAATTTAGAAATTTCTTCCGAAGAAAGTAAATTAGGGTCAAGTCCTTTTGCCAAAATAAAACTTTGTAGTTCTTCAGCCTTAATAAACAAGGAACTATCACTATCAAAACCATCATCAACTTCTGTGTATTCGAGTTCTTCTTTTTTAGGTTTTACTACTTTTTCTTTTTTAACTTTTTCTTTTTTAGGTTTCTCTTCTTTGACTTTTTCTTTTTTAGGTTTCTCTTCCTTTACCTTTTCTTCTTTTACTTTTTTAGGTTTCTCTTCCTTTACCTTTTCTTTTTTAGGTTTCTCTTCTTTGACTTTTTCTTCTTTTACTTTTTTAGGTTTCTCTTCCTTTACCTTTTCTTCTTTTACTTTTTTAGGTTTCTCTTCCTTTACCTTTTCTTCTTTTACTTTTTTAGGTTTCTCTTCTTTGGTTTTCTGAGATTGTCCAGAATTTCTGGCAACCTGAGGAATACTTTCCTTAGATTCTTTGGCAACTTTGGATTTTGTATCCTTTGGCATATAGTATTAACTTATATTTGTTTTATCTTTATTTTCCGCATCAATTTCCAGACCTCTATTGCATCTCCTTTCTTCATCAGGATATAATCCATGAAATTCTTGTAATCCATGTGTTCCCCATTTGAACGCACGAGGGTAATAATCACTAAAATTCAAATAAAGAAAATCATAAAATTCAGAGCATGCAGTATCCCAAATATCATAAAATTGTTTTTCTCCTTTGAAAGATTCTGAAAAATGCTCAGATATTTTTTTTCTTTCATTTTCATCATAAACTTTAGAAAGCCAAACACCTGTTGCTTGAGACCTACAAATTGGGGGCATACCTTTAATATTTTGTAAACTTAATATAATACTAATTCTATAATGACGATAGACAGTAAAAAAGTGTTCAATATAGTTGCTCTTATTTATATATTTCGAGCAATCATCAATATATATACAAATATTAGGCGGTTGTTCTTCTGGGTCTTTTGAATCTGTGTCAAATTCTTTTTGTGTTTCAACAATTCCTCTTACTGTATTTTCAATATTACTATTATCATCAGACAAAGAAAATCTTTCTGCCATTCCTTCTTGCCTATAAATTTGCATGGATTTATCACTTTTTATTGAAGGTGAAATAATATGAACTCTTTCGAATATTGGATTTTCTCCACCCATACCACAAAATTCATCCCTCATTAAATAATTAGCAATAAAATTTGATTTTCCACTTTTAGATTTAGCAATAAAAACTAAAAAAAAATGAACTGGAGGTAATCTATCATCTAATTTTCGAACTTCTTTCATAGGAGGTAATAAATTTGCAACTTCATAAATTCTTGTATCTATTGCAGGTTGGGGTAATACTTTTAACTTTTTTTTTTTCTTAAATTCTCTAGTTGGTTCATGTATAACTTCTTGATTATTAACATAAGGCGTTTCATTAACCGTATTAAATTTGGCTTTATTAATTCTATCAAGATATTTGTTTTTCATATGTTATATTATTAAACGATATAATGTTGTATTAATTTTTTGAACTTATTTTATACCTCAATATTATAAAATGTCGTTTCAAGATTATCTTTCAAAATTAAATTTTGGTAATACATCAGATTCAATAAATGCTATGAAAAATGAAGCATTAGAAAAATATTCTAATCCATTGGAATTACAATATGAAAGTTTGCAATCAAAAATAGGTAAATTGACAGGATTGGCTTCAGGATTAGATGACGATAAAAATAATTTGGTTGATAAAGTGGTTGAAGGCATAACAAGTGCTGTTGGTGGGGGTTTAGAAACTGGTGGTTTATCGGTTGGTCTTAATAAATTTTATCAGAATGCAAAAAATAAATTTAAAAATCCTTCTGGAAGTAGTGAAACTTCGGGTAGGTCTGCTACAACTATTTCAAAAGATTCAGGAGGTAAAAGTGTTTCTTATGCTGATGAAAATCCAATGACAGGAAAAAATACATATGATAATTCTTTTGATGAATCAAAAGGAGATATTCCAGATGGTGAAAATCCAAATGAATTTGCATATTCTGCACCTTATGAGGACTCAAATCCTCAAGAAGGAAATAAAAGTGCAGAATTAACAGAAGACCAAAAAGGAGCACTTGATGATTTTGAAAATGGATTAGGAGAAAATGAAATGGCAGAAATGGATACTGAATCAGGAGCAGGACGAGGATTAGGAGGAGATGTTGAATTGCAAGATATGGGTTCTAGTGCTCCTTCAATGGAAGGAAGAGATTTTATGGATGTTGGAAATGCATCAAGACCAGGAGGAGAATTTGAAATGCAAGATATGGGTTCTAGTGCTCCTTCAATGGAAGGAGATTTAATGAATAATATTAATGACACTTTTTCTAAAACAATAGGAGGTGGTGAATTCGAAATGCAGGATTTAGGAAATATGGCGGATAATGCATTATCTGGAGTTTCAGAAGGTGTTGAAAATGCAATAGGTGGATTGGGTGAAACTTTTTCAAATGCGGTTGGTTCAGTTTCTGATGCAATTTCAAATTTTGGACAAAGTGCAATTTCAAATTTAGGTAATTTATTTGGAGGAGGGGGAGAAGCGGTTTCTTCCGGTCTTTCTGGTTTATCTGATGCAGTTTCATCTGGGATTTCTGGTTTTATGTCAAATGGATTACAAGGCGCAGTTTCTGGAGTTTCAAAAGCGGTTTCATCTGCAACTTCTGCGGGAACTGATGCAATAGCATCTGCGGGAGAAGTTGCAGGAGCAGGAGAAGAAGCATTAACAGCGGGAGTGACCGCAGGAATTGAAGGAGGACTTGAAGTTGCAGGAGCAGGATTAGAAGCAGTCCCAGTTGTTGGCCAAGTTTTAGGAACTTTATTAATGCTTGGAGGTGCAATTTTTGGAGGAGTTGAAGCAGGAGAAAATGAAAAAATAGATGAAGCAAAAGAAGCAGATGAAGAAAAAATAAGTTCTGATGAAGTAGCAGAAGCAGGAATAAAAACGCAAGAATTAACAGAACAAGCAAAATTAAGTAATATGCAATTTACAGGTTCAAATGTTATTGGTTCGTTATCTAGTATTTTTAATCAAGGAACTACGGCTACGGCGTTTTAATATTTTATTTTATTTTACATCTATATAATATAAAATGGCCCAAACTATTACAACCTCAAAATACATTTACAGCAATCGCAAAAATAACATTTATAATCCAACTGATATTATTGAAATAAATATTGATAGGTCAAATATGTTTATCAATACTAAAGAATTTTATTTGGTCATGAATGTTGTTATGGAAAGTCGACAATATAAAGTTTGTCCTTCTGGCCGTGCGGGATTAAATGGAATGATTCGAAATTTACAAGTAGCAAGTGGAACTGGAAGTGTTTTAGAAAGCATAAATAATTATGGTCTTTTGTATAGCACTAAAGATTTTTATGAATCTACAATTTCTACAGAAAACAGAAAATATTTGCACGAAGGAAAACCAAATAAAACAATTATTGATGATGTTTCAGCAAATCAATATGTTGTCCCTAATTTATTTACTGTAGGTTCAACTACTCCTGGTTCGTGTTTTAAAAATATTGAAGTTTGCTTACCTCTTTATTTGTCTGGTTGTGTGTCTCCTCATCGAGATGATATTTTTCCAGTATTGGCTACTATGGGTTTGAATCTTAGAATTGAACTTGCAGATGCTAACACGGCTCTTACAGTTCTTAAAGCGCCAATTTATTATACTTCGGATTCTCAAAATTTCCCAACTGGCGAATATGGCGGTTATTCTGCAGACCAAGCATATGGATTAAATGAAGAAGCAACTTCGGGTGCTAGTGTAATTTATCTAAAAAATGCAAATGACCTTGTTTCTGAAGATAATGATGAAGAGGTTAAAAGAATTTTATCTGCCAATGTTGCAGAACCTGCCCATCTTTTCCAAAATGGACAATGGATTAATATTGGTGATGGAGTCCATAGAATTACAAAAGTTGAAATGGTTGAAGATGACGGAGAACATCATATTAAATTGACTTTTACTCCTACACTCGGCGATGATGTCGCAAAAAATACAGTTGTTTTTGTAAGTCCTGATGAACAATATAATGATGCCTCATATCATCTTTCGCAAGTTAAAGTTAATGTTGGTATTGTTGAAACTGGTTCTGATTATGTAAATAGCACAATGAATCTTATTAAATCTGGTAAATTTGTTTTTGATATTTTTAGTTTTACTGATTATTCAATGAACATTAGCGGAAATTCCACACAAAATACTCTTAAAATAAATTGCAGAAATACACGGGCACTTTCTCTTTTATGTGTTCCACAAGATGCACAAAGTAATAGTCTTATTGATGAAACAATGAAATCTGATAAAAATATGCCTCGTGACTATCAGTTTTCTTTGTATAATAATATTATTGTTCCTTCAAAGTTAGTTCCTCTTGATAAATTTAATCATGATAATCAGAGTTTATACAATGCTATGGCTCTTCGAGAAATGGAAAAAGCACTTTTGGCTTGTCCTAATTGGTCAGTTGCAAGTCTAAAAAATCCTTCTCAACAATTTTTTGTAGGTCGCGAATTAGCCAAACCCGGATATAGTTATAATTGTAATTCGGAATTAGCACTAAATATAAATTATCTTCAAGTGAGTGCTTTACTCATGCATAATTATTTATGTCATCTCAGGCAATTAGATTGCAGGATTGATGGAGTTCTTATTTCCTATTAATTTTATTTTATTATTTTACAATGATATAATATATGAGTCTTGCAAAAGGAGCCCAACAAGTTTTTATAACTTCTAAAACGCCTTTTATGATGTATCCAATTAATAAACAAAATGCATACAGTTATTTTAGGAATTCCCCAGAAATTAATTTTGAATTTGCAAATAATTTACAGAGGACAATTAAAAGTAATTCTTTGAGATTGGTTGGAAAAAAGAGAATTACTATGCAAAATGGAAATGTAAATTTACCAGCAAATAGGGTTGATGTTATTTCAAATGATATTAATGACGTAATAGAAGACCATGAAACTATTGTTTATATTAATGAAAGAATTGGAACTAATAGTTTTTTGGCAAATGTAAGTGTAGGAACAACTGACGGTGGACTTTATGAACAATGCCGTTATTATAACAGAGTTATGGCAAATACTATGCCTATGCATAATTCGTATCAAGATTTATGTTCGGCAGGAGGTTTTGTTTATACTTGTTTTCCTAATAATGACCATATGAACCGTCAATGTTCTTCGGATATTGAATTTTCTTTGCAGTTGACATGTGGTTATTTGCAAACTGGAGAACAAATAACGCTTGACCGTGGATTAACTATTAAAATAGATTTAGCACCAGATGCACAAGTTTTACTTGGGGCTTCTGCTTCTGAATTTTATTATGAACTTTATGATTTGGCCTTGGTTGGAGATTATCTAAATTTAAGTGCTCCCATGAAGTCTAATGGCGCTCGTTATGTTTCTTATCAATCTTTTTCAAATGTTATTAATTCAAATAATACTCATCAAAATGTTCCAATGGCTTTATCTCAGGTTTCAACAATTTTTCAGTCTTATATTCCATCATCTTGGACTAATAATCCTGCTTATGATGCTTTTTCTTTGTGTAAAATGATGAATGAATCTACAGATGCTGAAGACCACGGCTATTCTGTAAAAAATGGTATTGCTATTATAACTTTTAATAAAGGAAATATTAGATATCCTCTAACTTATGAAGTTGATGAAAGAATTATGAATGCTCAGAGTGCCTTTCAAACTGTCAGGTCTCGAGAATTTTTGAATGCTGTTCAACCTTATTTCAGTAATCAAAATACACTTATTGCCCCAGAAACTGAAGTTGTTCCTGGTATGGTTTCTCCAAGAACTAATTGGTTGAAAACTCCTCAATATGCTGATGGAGGACTTTTGCAAAGGTGGACTAAACAGAATGGAGAATTCAAGAGAAACGGTAATATTGAAAGTTCCAAATATATTTATGGATTTGGGGCTAAACAAGATAGGCTTAATGTTGGTGCTGATGCAAACTATGCCAATTCGACATTTAACTATAGTTTGCAATCCGACCTCGACAACACCTCAACTCAAGTTTATGTTTTTGCTGTTGGAACAACTGTTGTTCAGGCTTCTGCTTCTGGTCAGGTTATGAGTATGAATTAAATCTAATTCTATTTTATGAGTTATAAACTTTTGAAAATTGAAGTTTCGAAGGCTAAAAATAAAAAATATGCTTCTATACTGATAAATAAAGAAACTGGAAAAAAGAAAACTATAAATTGGGGGGATAAAAGATATTCACATTATTACGATAAAATAGGTAAATATTCTAGTCTTAATCATAATGATAAAAAAAGAAGGGCAAATTTTAAATCGCGTTTTGGTAATAGAAGTAAAATAAAATATAGTGCTTCTTATTTTGCAAATAAATATTTATGGTAATTTTAATTTTATATTTTACGATGTTATAATATAAATGACAAGCACAAATCCGCTTTCCATGAAAAATAATCCTAATGACCCGTTGAGTTTATTGAGTGATTTGAGAAATAGACAACAATATATTGAAACTGTCTCTGTTTATCCTAGATTTATAAATGATTCTACAAATGGGGGTTCTATGTCTTTAGTTCTTCCTAAAAAGAAGGCTTATTTATCTGGAGATTCTAGATTGATTTTACCTTGCACATGTGTTGATACTGGTTATCAATTCCCCCCTAATGTTGGTATTTTTTCCCTTATTGATAGTGTTACTCTTCGAACTGAAACTGGTGGCGTTATTTGTCAATTGAATAGTGCTAATGATTTATACGCCATGAATAATTATCTTACTACTCCTGAAAGAGTATTTGGCCATGATTCAGTTCTTGAAGGTTTTAATTACACTTTTGAAGGAGGTTCAGGAAGTAAAATGAATTCTCAAAAATCAGAAAATGAAATACTTCTTGGACAAATGAGAATGAAAACTGATAATTATGAAATTTTATCGCCTGCAGATGTTGTAGGTAGAAATGATGCAAAGCCTAATTGTCTTAGTGCTAAAAATAATTTATTGCTACAGACTGAGTTTAAAAATACTGCTGAGTTTTCAATTTCTCTTAATGACCTACTTTTTGGACTTTTCAAAGTTAAGCAACAATTCCCTTTGGCTCTATGTAGTGAAGAATTGATTTTAGATATTAACTTTTCTAAAAATGGTGATTATGGCGATAATGATAGAGCAGTTTGTTGCCCATCCCTTATGACTCATGAAAAAACAAGTGTTGTTAGTGTGGCTTATTTTAAGGGGGCAGGAACTGAAGAAGTCACAGATAGAATTGTTTCTTCTGGAGGAATTAGAATTATGTTTGATGTTTCCGCAGAATTAAATATTATAAATATTAGGGTTCTTGATTGCGGTTCCGGATATGATGGAAGTTCGACTTTTACTTTTACTGACACTTATATTAGTGAAGAACAACCTTTAGTTTTGCATGTTGCACGTAAATTTATAAATTGGGATAATGAAGATAACTTTGTTATTTTTCAAGGAGGAGACGATTTTGTTGAAAATGATGTTTATACTGTTATGAATCCCGTAAATCCTGAAATGAATTTTGATATTAGAGCAACAAGCGTTGATGCTGGAGAACTCACATCATGTGTTTTAGCAAATGTTGAACAAAATGATAATATGGCTTTATCATATGGAACTGGGGTTTTATCTGTTGTTAACAAAGAAACTCTTATTCCCACTGGGGCTTTAGTATTTTGTCCTGAATATAGATATATTTTTACAACTGAAGATAATAATGGAGCAGTTCAAGTTCATGACGCCTTAGTTGATGCTGATAATAATCTTGTTGGTTATGTTTTAGCAATTGATGGTGATGGATATCCTATTGAAATTGGAACTGTAGACCGTGAACTTGCAATTGGAAACGTTTTATATCTTGAAGATGATGACGCAGTTAATTTTACGGTTCTTGCAATTGAGGCTGAAACTGATATTTTGACAATTCCTAATGGATTGGGACATGACCCCCTACATTCTTTTAATTTGTATGATACTGGAAGAATTAATATTGTTACTGACCAAGTTTATCTTGCAACAGATTTAATTTATTATTTGGATGGAAAAACAGAAAGAAATATTGAAAAAATGATTACACAAGGATATACACAATTATATACTCAATTTACAGATGTTATCACATCTATGACCCAAACTGACGGCATAACTAGTTATAATGCAGTTAATGAATTAAAAACTGAAAGACAAATTGGATTTTCAAATGAAGTTTTAAGAAATATTATGTTTGGGATTTCTCCGATTGGAGCACAAGTAAAACCAGAATTCCCTTATTATCAGTTATCAAAAGTAAATCCTTTGTTAAATAAATATTGCTCCATGGCTTCTTTAGCAATGGATGGTTTTAATTTTCAAATAAATGTTAATAGTGTTCCTTATTATTCTTCGCCAGTTGAAACTGATTTTAGAATGTATACTGAACTTTCAAAATGTAATGGAACTTGGTTTATGCCTAAATCTTGTTATTCTGCTTGGGATTCATGCCGTCAATTAGATAACCCCTTGGTTTTGGTTAGTTCTGGAGAACCATCACTACAACCTGGTTTTGTTTCTTTGGCTAAACCTTCTGATGATGGGTTTGTTCCTACTAAAAAATATGAAATTAATGAACGTAAGATGGGTATTTGCAATCAGTTATGGCATGGTATCCCGCAAAAATGGGCTTTGGGGATGAGCCATTATAACGGATTGAGTTTTAAATTTGCTGATATGGATTCTATCCCAGGAAATGGAGTTGTTGTAGGTAATAACCAAGTTGATATTATTTATCAACATTCTTCAACTTTCAATCCTTGGTATGGTGGAACTGCAAGAATGGTTTTGTTCGGAGAAGTTGAAAGACAAATGCAAATCGTAAATGGTATTGTTAGCGTTTCTTCTTCTGCTTTTTAAAGTTGAACATTAGAGTTTATATCAACTTTTGTATCTGGTTTATTTCCTTTTGAAATACACACTGAAGGTAAACACACGCAACCTCCATTTTTTAGGTCTATATCTAAATCTAAATCATCTGCAAGTTGTGAAACCTCTCTTTCAATTATTAATTTTTTTAATTCTCTAGTTATTTCTTCTTTTGTAAGATTCTCAATTTCACAAATTAATTTTAAAATCTTTTCTTTTATCATTTATAACATAATAGTTCATTTTATTTATTATGTAAATATATAATGGCTTTCTGTGGAAGTGGTAAAAAACCAAAAAATAAAAAATATGGAACTGAAGAAGAATGTAGAAAAGCAGGACAAGTTCGATTATGGGGCAATCGAAAAGTAGGAAAAAAAGAGAATTCTAAATCTGATAAAGTTTCACAAAAAGATTTTTATGATGCTTTCAAAAATCCACTTGGTGAATCTTCTGCTAAGGATTCCAAGAGAAAAAAATTTCTTGAGAAAGTAAATAAAATTATTAGAAAAAGCGAGGTTGAAATTGCAGAGACTCAAAAAGACCTTGATGAAACACGTAAAATTATTAAAGAAGGAGAAAAAAGAATTCAGCAATATAAAGAAGAAAAAAGAAAAAAGAAAAAAAATAAAGAACTCGATAAAGTAATAAAAAAAAGTGATAATGTTATTGTATCTCTCAAAAAAACAAAAGAGAAAAAAGATAAAATTATAAAAGATGCAAAGAAAGAAATAAAAAATATTAAAGATAGTTCCGAAATTGTTCTGACTGAAAGAACTAAAAATAGAATTATTAAAAATTTATCTGTATTACAAAAGAAATTCCGCGATGCTAAAAAACCTAAAGTTAGTTCTGAAAATAAAGAAACTGCATGGGATAGAATAAAAAAAAGTATTAGTAAGGGGACTCAAATGGCAAGAGAAAAAGAAGAAAAAGAAGAATTATTAAAACCTAGAAAAGGTATTTTTTCTAGTTTATTAAAGCCTGAAGCAAGAGAAGAACATTTGAAAAAAATGGAATATCTTAATAGTAAGAGAAAACAAGTTGATGATGCCACAGTTAAATTTCAGTATATCCTGAGAAAACGCAAAAAAAATATGTCTGATAAAAATAAACCTGATGTTGATAAAAATAAAGCGGTTATTAGTATTCAATCATTGGCCAGAAAAATTGGAGCAAAAAAAAATACTGATAATAAAAAAAAAGCAATTAATAAAATTCAGTCTTTAGTTAGAGATAGATTGAAATATAAAAAAACAATATTACCGCATATTCCCTATAATGGAGGAGAACCAATATCTTTAGTTAAAAAAAATAAAAGGAGAAAAGATTATGAAGATATCAAAGTTAAATTAGCGAGTTCTTATGTTCCTATGACAAAAAAAAATAGAGCAGTTAAAATGGCTACTGAAAAACTTGTAAAAAGACATAAAAAAAATAAAGAAATAAAATCCAATCTTAAGAAATTAAAAGAATATGTCTCAAGAAAAAAATAAATTAATATTCTACAGAGTTTTTTGGTTTTGTTTTTTTTTTAGGTTTTTTCTCAACTGTTTTTTTTATGGTCTTTTTTTCTGTCGCTTTTTTCTTTATTACTGCTTTTTCTTTTTTCTTTTTTTCTTCTACTTTTTTTAATTTATTAATTACTGCTTTTAATAATTTTTGTTCTTTTTCTAATTCTACTTTTTTTTGTTTCTTTTTTTCTTTATCAAGTTCTTTATTTTCTAGTTCTCGTTTTAATCTTCTTATTTTTGCTTTTGTTTTTACACCTTTTATAATTATATTATTTCTTGTTTCTCCTATGCTATTTTCAGACGGTTTTTCAATTATTCTTTTATCAACGCGAATCATACCATATCTTTTTACTTGATTCATTTCTTTGCATTCAGCCATTGTTCCAAATCTTTTATTTTTAGGAAGTTTATCTATTCCGCAATATACTTCTGGCATTATATATATTATTGATTATATTTAATATTTTGGAGCAGTTTCAATTGTTAATCCATTTTCTTTGTTTTGAACGAATAATTGTTTATTTAATTCATGTTTTTTTGTTTTTGCGTGTTTATGCATATTTGAATTTGAAGAAGAATAATTGCAGTATCTACAAGTAACATTGGGTCTTATTACTTTGCCTTTTATTTTTTCAACATAATATTTCGCTCTATATGCTTTTAATTTTTCGGCAGTCGTATCAACATAAACTATTTTAACCTTCTCTTTCTTTTTCTTTTTTGGACTATTAGGGGGTGTTTCTGGTTCTTGCATTTTTTCTTTTTTGGGTTTTTTACTAGTCATGTTATAATATATATATATAAAATGTATTTAAATAAAAACGCACAAAAAGTATTTTTATTATGCGGTTAAAAATGTATTTAATTATTGGAAATATATAGTATATATATATGTCGGACGTAAACACTTTTTATGAATGGTATGACCTAGAACTTCTGAATTATATTATTAATAAGTTTTCTACGTTTAAAAGTTTTTTAAGAAAATCATGTTTTGAGGATGAAAAATATAATCCACTAAAATTACTAATTAATATATTGAGAAATTGTGATGATAAAGGAAGATTGAAAGTAAAATATATTCAAATTAATAAAGCAAGACAATTTGCACAATATTCAGTTTCTTATCAATCGATGGTAAGAGAAATTAGGCATGTTTTAGCCAAAAATCATTATGTTGATATTGATGGAGTTAATATGCATCCTGTGTTATTATCTTATTTATGCAAGTTAAATAATTTTAATTGTTCTTATCTGGATAAATATATTTCAAATAGAGATGAAATTTTAAAATCATTCAAGGATAGGGATGAAGGAAAAACTGCTTATCTTGCTTTGACAAATGGAGGTCATGGGGCTTATAATTCTATTGATGATAAATCAGAGCATTTAGTAGGATATCAGAAAGAAATGAAAAATTTACATAATTCTTTTTCAAAGTTAGACCCAGTCAGATTTAAAAAGTTTTGTGAAGATAAAAAAAAGAAGGGGAAAACATGGAACTTAGAGGCTTGCTACATGAACCAGTTATTATGTGAAATGGAAAATAAAGTATTAGATGTTATGATAAAAAATCTTAATAAGAAAGGAAACAAGGATTTAGTAAAATGTTTTGATGGTCTTATGCTCCCAAAAGGAGATTATGATTTAATTAAATGTGAGAAGGCTATTAATAAAAAATTTAAAAATCTTAATTTGAAATTATCTATGAAGCCTTTTGACCAAGGAGATAAAATTTTAGAAATTATTAATAATGCAAAGATTCCAAAGTTTATTTTACCGAAAAAAGAGTTTATATTTAGTGATGATATTGAACCTAGTTATATTCAATTAGAACAATACAAACTTTTACTAAATGAAATACCAGATAATTTTTACAATAAAATATCAAGTTGCGATAAAATTATTTTGGGTAGTAAGAATTGGGCTAATTGTAAAAGTGTATTAGATATTTTAGATAAAGTTATTAGTAATAAAAGTAAATTGAAAATAAATATTATGTTAGCATGGAATACTGAATGTATTGTTTATTCTCAGAATATTAATATTTCTACTCTGATTTATTACCATAAGAAATGTATTAAACCTAAATTAAAACCTTCTATGTATTTCAGATTTAAAATGTGTAAGCATATTGATTTGATGGAGCATGTAGAAAAATTAAATATTGATATTAAAACTATTAGTCAGGAGTTTATAACTCATAGGAACGGTAAACCTAATTTAGAAGGATTTGAAAATATTAGTAATTTTAAAAATAAGATTGTTTTTGTTAAAAGTAGGACTGGTTCTGGTAAAACTGATTTTTTGAAATATATTGCATCAAAGTTAGGACATACTTTTATTTCAGTTGCTACACGTAAAATATTAGCAGAGTATCATAGTTCTGTTTTTAATACTAATTATTATTTGGAAAAAGGAGTTAAATTAAATAATCCTTATGTTTGGGTCAGAGGTAAAGATAAAAATGGAATGTCTATTGTTTTAGATTCTTTGGTTAAAATTAAAATTGATAAAGATGAAAAATATTGTTTATTTTTGGATGAGACAACTTCTTTATTTGAATATCTTAATAGTGAAAAATCTAATATGAAAAAGATTAGAAGACATATTTATAATATTCTTGTTTATCTTATCCAAAAAGCAGAATATGTATTTTGCACAGATGCTGATATTAACACCGCTACTGTTCAATTAATTCAGAATCTTTTGAAATTAAAAATTGATGTCAATAAAAATAATGTTGTAGAAAGAAATGAATTTTGTGAAAAGGTTGAAAGGGAAGAACTAAAAGAAAAACAATTGATTCTATTTGATAATATTTATAAATCAAAGTTATGTGATGTTTATGAATTGGGATTAGGAGAAATGACAAATATATTAATTAGTAAAATTGAGAATAGGGAAAAAGTATTTGTTTGTAGTGATAGTAAGAATAATTTTAATAAATTATATTTGATGATTATGAAAAATATTATTGACAAGATTAAAGCCATTAAGAAAAAAAAGAGAACTGCTAACCAAAAATTAATATTGGAAGATTTTGACAATGGATTGTATGCATTTTATTCTTCAGAAGATGGAAATAAAAATGACTTTCAAGATATTGAACTTATTAAAAAGTTTATGGCTATATTTGTTTCACCTACAATTACAACTGGGGTTGATATTAGTAATCATAATGTTCCTGTTTTTGGGTTCTATTTTGGCTCTCATCTTACAGCCACTACTATTTGTCAGCAATTAGGACGGATTAGAAATCCAACTAATATTTATGTTTATTTTCAAAATTGCGTATTTCAGACAGAATATACTTCTATTGATGAAGCAATTATTAATAATGATTTATGCAGGGCTCAATTCCATAAGGTTTTAAAAATTGCACAAAATAAGAAAATAAATATTGATAGTGTTGAATCACAATACAAAGATATTATTGATTTTACTAATTCTTTTTTGCATAATGTTAGATTTTACACGCTCGATATATTAAAAAATAAAGGGCATAAGATTAATTATTATTATGATGTTGAATTAAATCCTTTATTGAAAACTAAGATTGATAAAAAAGATGAGATAGAAGATGATTCATCCAAATACAAATATATTTGCAAAGATTACAGATATATTACAGATGAAGATGTTATTAATAATCTCAAATTAATTTCCTCTACCAACAAAAATTTTAATTCTTATCTCAATGCTAAAACTATTTATTCAAAAGCAGATACTGTAAAACAAATTATTAATACTAATGACCTTCAAGACCATAAGATAAATGACCGTAGGGCGCCAATTACTTTATTTCTTCTTGCATTGGAAAGTATGAAATTAGATATTAATAATTTTAATTATTTTGATGATTATGAAAAAATCTCTGAATCCAAGAAAACTTTTAGAATTGATGAGCAATATATTAAGGCTTTTAGGTTGACTAAAACTAAATATGAGGGTGAACTATCAGAAATTAAAATGAGAGAGTTTCTAATGACCATGGCGCATAATTTAATGCCGTATTATGTCTCAAATCATCGAAATAGAGTCAATGGAGAACTCATACGTTATAAACAATTTAATTTTGAAAAGGTTGAAGAAGATGTTAATATGTTCAGTAAGTCTTATGATACTTTGAAGGATAAAGAAAAAAGAACTGAAAATAATAATAGGTGGCGTTTAGGCGGTCCAACCTGAGCAATCCTAGAATCTAACTTTTTTATCAGGATTTATGGATTTCTATTTTTTACTGTATCCAGATTTGCGAACATATTGAAGAGTCTTTCGCAAATTTGGATACAGCAAA